CCCCAGCCTCGTACAATGTCAGCGAAACTGTAAACACCCTACATCTAGTAGAAATTGAAAATAATTCACTATGTCAAGTGTCCTACGCTTGCAATGCTTAAGTGGTTTTGTTAGTGTTAGTTACAACACTTAGTAAATCGTGTAGGAGACCACTGTATGGAAGACTTAGGGAACGATGCCACGTTGTTTGAAGACGGCATACCTCTATGGATAGATGCTGACTTAGACGTAGATCAGGATGGTCTACTGAATGTTGTCATTGATCTAACAGTAGATGAATTTGATGAGATCACTATCAAGAGACCTTTCTTTGAGATTATCGAGGGGTTACTTGGCGATAGCGATTATCAAATGCTATATACCGTATCCAATGAACTAACACGCGAGTCCGAAAGACTTAGGGAAAAAGCGCAGCGCATAGAAGACAGTACTAATAATGTATCTGATTTGTTTGACGCTGGCTATGAATCAACCTAATTTATTCGGCTGGGAAGAGGATACTCCAGACGAGACTTACACAGGCGACACAAAGCGTTGCTCTGGTTGCAGACAGGTTCTGCCCATCAATAGGTTTGGCTATAATAAGGCCAAGAGCTTGGGCAGGGCGTGTACTTGTAAGAAGTGTCTGAGGGAACACGGCTTTAAGATGCGTGAACTACATGCCATGCATAAAGTACCGGATAATCATAGCTGCCCTATCTGTGAGAAGAGTGCAGAACAGTTATATTCACCGGGTATGGGCAATAAGACCCCGTTTAGATTAGACCATGATCATGATACGGGGGCGTTTAGAGGGTTTATATGCGACTCTTGCAATACAGGGTTGGGTAAATTTAGGGACAATCCTGACTTGTTAAAGAAGGCTTTAGATTACTTAATATCATAACGGGTATGTCTTGGTGATTGTACTCTTCAAAGTATCAAAGTGGTATAATGAAGGTACACAATCACTGAGGAGAAACACTGTGTTTACTAAAAGTCTAGCTGTACTGGTTCATATGTTTTCTGGAGAAGGAGCCGTATGTAAACGCATACAGCAATCCCAACAGCGCAGAGCAGATTACTGGCTGTTACAGAACATGTCCGACAAAAGCTTACGAGATATAGGGATTACTAGGGGTGAAATCTACAGTAAGGTCTATCCTGAGTAGAAGGCTAAAGCCTAGTACTATAGTATACGGCCCCGAAGCACACTTCATTATAACATCAAAACCCTATTTCGTCAATTACTGAGTGCCTAAAAAAACAATTAATAAGGTATTGACCTTGCCCCCTATTAAGTGGTAGAATGAAGGGGTAGGTCGAAAAAGGGCTTATCAAATGAACATGTACTACATTAGGGCTGCTATTCGTGAAAACACGGGGCAAGAACTAACTTTCGCTAAAATTCGACAGCTTCTCTTAGAAGAAGGTTTAATATCCCAAGCAGAACTAGACCATAACCCAATGGCAAAAGAGTTTGAGGGCTATGGTCGATACTTCTATACAGAAGAATGCTCTGTAGATATTCCAACCAATCCTGAGATTTATATCCCTGAACTTTTAGACGAAAGTTTTGACGATTAATCTACCAGCGTAAAGGAACTGCCAATGCCACAAGGTAAAGGAACTTATGGGTCTAAGGTTGGAAGACCTCCCAAGAAGAAGAAACCTGCTATGTCTAACGGCGGAATGGCCCATAAGAAGGGTAAACCAAAGATGATGTATGGTGGGATGGCTAAGAAAAAGAAGTAATGTTCTTAGGAGTTATACTCTACTGCTTCAGCCCTACTGACGTATTAACCTGTAGCATGGTGGCCCGTACTCACGGGCTATTCGTGTCTAGGGAAGAATGTAGGGTGACCATCCAGAGAGAGATGGTTCAAATGTCTAATAAACTACAGGTCATTACTCGCGCTAAGTGCTTTGAGGTAGGCAACACTATATAAATATAAGCTTATCTTTCGGGGGGGAGAAATGCTTGCAGAGATTGCAATGGCAAACGCTGCCTTTGGAGTAATTAAATCCGCTGTTCAAAACGGGAGAGATTTAGCTCAGTGTGGTAAGTCTATAAGTGACTTTCTAAATGCAGAAGACAAAGTAAAGAACAAAGCAGAGGGTGATAAAAACTCTATCTTTAAAAAGGTTATGGGGAAAGACACAGATGATTTTGAGTCCTTCATAGCCTTGGATAAGATCAAAGAACAACGCAGACAGCTTGAGAGCCATATGCGTTTGTACGGTAGGCCCGGATTATATGACAGTTGGGTAGAGTATCAGGCACAAGCACGTAAGGCACGTAAGGAAGCTGAGAAACAACGGCAGAAAGATAGAGAAGAGTTTATAGAAGCCGTATCAATATTTCTTGGCGTAGTAGTTTTCTTAGGGTTAGCCGTTGGCGGTGCATACCTTTTTTATACTTACAAAATGTGAGGGCCGTATGGCTAGAACAAAGTCTGAGAAGATAGCTGCTGGTAAGAAGAGGCATGGTTTTACGGCAGTTAATAAGCCGCGTAGAGGTGGGCCTAAGAAGTTTGAAGTGCTGGCTGTTGAGGGCGATAACGTGAAGTATATCACATTCGGAGACCCTAACATGGAAATCCGAAAGGATAACCCCAAAGCCCGTAAATCATTCCGTGCAAGGCATAAGTGCGACACGGCTAAGTCAAAACTAACGGCCAGATATTGGTCCTGTAAGAAATGGTGATCTAATGTCTCTAGTTAAAAACATGAACAAGCGGAAGAAGGCGGGTACTAGCCGTCCTAAAAGTAAGTCTACTGTAAGCGATAAGGCTTACAAAGATATGAAGGCTGGGTGGCCCCAAAAGAAGAAAAAGAAGGCCTAGCCGTGACAGAGGATCGCCTCACACGAATAGAGGATAAGTTGGATAAGCTTTCCCATGCAGTAGTTACGTTAGCGCGAATGGAAGAGCGCATGATCACCGTTTTTAAACGTATGGATAATATTGATGATCAACAGAAAGCTATGTGGGAACGTATTCAAAAGCTGGATCAAATTACTAATTCCAGAGGCCATAAGCTACAGTTTTTTGAACGCATTTGGTGGATTGTATTTACAGCCTCTATTGGGGCTGCTTTTGTTTATATGAGGACTATAGGATGAAAACTGAAAAGCAATACACTGACAAGCAGTTGATCTTCTTAGACGCTCTGATGTCCGAAGAGTGCAGAGGCAACCTACGAAAAGCAATGGACGTAGCAGGTTACGCCAAAGAGACTAGCATATCGTAGGTCGTAGAGCCTCTAAAGGACGAGATAGTAGAACGTGCTTCTACGATGCTCGCTATGAATGCGCCTAAAGCAGCATGGGGTATGGTAGACGTTCTTAATGATCCAAGTGCTATGGGCGCTAGGAATACAGTATCTGCGGCTAGAGAGATACTAGACCGTACCGGACTGATTAAGAAGGAACAGGTTGAAGTTAAAAACACAGGCGGTGCGATGTTTATATTGCCACCGAAGAGCGAAGATTGACTATCTGGTTAAATAAAACTAGGCCAAACAAGACCGCTAAGATACCATATGCTTATGTGGCGTCTGAAGATGACCCCCTTGTACTTATCCCTGATCAAGATAAAGCTGTCCTAGTAGAAGAAGCATTAGACTACCTTGAGGAAGGTAACTCTAGTCGTAAGACTGCGGAGTGGCTTACCTCTAAGACAGGTGATAAGATTAGTCACCAAGGTCTAATACATATATGGAAGTCTAGGCGTGGTAAGGATAGTGATAATCCCTCACAACGTCTAAAGGACATGGCTAAGGCTAATCGTAAGAGAAAGCCTAAGACCCCTGAAGCAAAGAAGCTGAATGCAGCTAAACGTAAGCAGACAGACGCTAAACGTAGACTGACAATGGCTAAACGCCAGTTAGAAGAACTACAGCCTAACGAAGAATTAGACACTGCTAACCTAGACTTCTCTGTGATTGAGAGCGAGAAGCAAAAGACTGAGGTAGTATTTGCTCCCAACGAAGGCCCACAGACAGAGTTTCTAGCGGCATCTGAAAGAGAAGTACTTTATGGCGGCGCGGCTGGCGGTGGAAAATCCTTTGGACTACTGGCTGACCCAATGCGGTATTTTAGTAACCCCAACTTCAACGGTCTAATACTGCGTAGAACCAATGATGAATTACGTGAACTAATATGGAAGTCACAAGAGTTATACCCTAAAGCATTTCAAGGCGCAAAGTGGGCTGAAAAGAAATCACAGTGGACCTTTCCTAGTGGAGCAAAGCTATGGCTTACGTATTTAGAAAGAGACCAAGACGTACTACGCTATCAGGGACAAGCCTTTAGCTATGTGGCTTTTGACGAATTAACTCAGTATCCTACTGATTTTGCTTGGAATTATATGCGCTCACGGCTACGTACAACAGACCCTACGTTACCCATATACATGAGGGCGACAACAAACCCCGGAGGAAATGGACACGGTTGGGTTAAGAAGATGTTTATTGA